CTAGTTAAATCTACCTTTTTATTGACGAATGTATTAGCCATTATGCCATAAAGAAAGCTTCTGCTTCCGCCTCTTCTTTTAAATCCTGTTGAAAGGATGTGTTTAATTTTTGCACGATACTATCAACATCTCTAACAAATGATTGTTGTATTTGTTGATCGTATTTTTCTAAAGGTTGCGTTAATGATTGTACTATTCTAGCCATTACCTTCTCCCATCCGCTTGTATATCTAGTCTAAACGTACCCAATTTCCAGTGTTGTTTAGTACTAGTGTTATCTACTTTTAAAGCTATCGCTCTTGCTCTAGCTCTTGTATCTATTTTATCCGTACTTGTTGTAGATGTAAAGGGTCCTAATGAAGAACTTGCTTCTGAATCTGTTGGATAATTTTTTAAATTTAATGTAATTCTTGCATCTCCTGTTTGAGTTAAAAAGTCTGGAAGTACTCTTCTAATTTTCATCATATATTCACCATCACCTCTTAAGTCTGCTCCACCACCTTGGCCCATTGATATATCAAAATCTCCGGATTGAATATTAGCTGAAATACCAGTTCTTGCTCCTGCTTTAATTTGATCTTGTCCTGTTTCATGTTCATAATAAATTGTAACACCATCCGTATTACCAACGGTTGCATCACTTGTAGCACTTGAATCATATTCAGTACCATGTGGTTTTCCAAATATAGAGGAGTCAAACCACGAACTTCTTGAAAGTGAACTTGTAGTCCATACGGGTCGCTCTGGTGTTGAATCCATAAAGTTATATGTAACTGATCTATTATTAGATGCAGCACCACTACCAGGATAAAACCAAGTCACTTCACCAAATAAATTATTTAACCCTGCATAAATATGATTTTTAGGAGTTGTATTAATATCATCGTAAACATAATCTTCAACTAAACATGCTAGAGATTCTAGTTTACCAGTATATCTAAAGAAACCATTCTCTGACATCCAATAAGCTGATCCATCAACTTCCACTGCTGCGTTCTTTCCAATCAATCCACAGTTCGTTCCAACTTGTTGAAATGAAAATACGAAAGGCGCACCAACAAATCTCATAATAAATAAAGATGTATCAGTCCAAACATAAATTGCATCCCGACCTCTAATCGCTGCCACGATCCGTGTTCCGTCGGCCAGTCTTTGTGTACCAGCGGTATTGGTTGCGGAAGGTGCATAAGAAGTTGATGCATTAATTGATTCTTGATCCGACCATCTTATATACATATCATCTTGAGTTGATGTTGTACCAATAGTTGTTTCAGTTCCAAAGAATACCAAGTGTCTATCAGGTGTAGATACTAAAGTTTGTAATGCTGCTGTTGGTGCGTTAGCAACGATTGTTGCTCTAGTAGATGTAGCACCTGTTGCATCTGAATCCCATTCAAAAGTTGCACCATCAACAATAGTTGCAATAAGTTTATTTCCATAATTGTCCAGGGACCATAGACCAGGGGCCGTAATAATATCCCCTGTTTGTGAGGCACCCCATTTAGTATATTCAGAAGCATCAGTTACTGTTGCTCCATCACTATGTGATGCAGCTGTAGTGTTATCTGATCCTCTAGTTAATCCTGATAAAGTTCCTGTACCTGTAGTGTTGGATGTATAAGCAATTCTTTCATCATCTATTACTACAGTTCCTGTAGCAGGGAAAGCAGTAGAATCATCTAAAACAATACTTGTAGAAGAACTTGTTAATGCTCCATCTAAAGTATCAAAAGCTTCTCCAGCTACAGTACCACCCCATGCTCCTAGTCCCCAACCAGCAGCTGATGCTTCAACTGCAGGACCAATTGAATAAAAATGTTGAACTCTTATTCCACCAGAAGTACTAGCTCCTGAACCAGATTCTGCTGATCCCATTTCAATTGTAATTGTTGTGGAAGTTGGAACGGTTGTTACCATAAAATTAGTATCATCAAAATCACTAGAACCAAAATCAGAATCAGTGATAGTAGAAAAATTATCTAAACGAATAATATCGTATTTAGATATGTTATGATCAGATGCAAAAGTTATAGTAACTGTTGCATCACTTTGTGTTGTTGTAAAAGCGTTGGTTAAAGTTGTTGTAGCCTTAATAGGAGTAATGTCATAAAATGCTCCTCCTGAATATACATATAAAAATCTGTTTGTGCCTAATGCTGCATACTTAATTCCTGACGCATTAACAAAATGATGAAGTGCTGTGTTTCTTCCAGTAAGAGTACTATCTCCTAATTGAGCCCAACCTCCCACTTTTTCTGGTGAACCATATCTAAAACGAACATAGTCTCCAGATACCCATTGGCCCTCGCCACCAGTTGCTGTGACTTGTTTATTAAATCCTGGTTGTATTCTAATTTTTTGTAGCATAATTATCTCGCGTTGCCTGGAACGCCTCCTGAATTTACGAATGGTACTTCTGCGAAGGCAGCGTAGATAAAATCATCGCTATTGCCATTTGCTCCATCTGAAGCACTGCCTCTCAGTTTAAAACCATTACTCAGTAGATCAGCAGAATTTGGAGTTGTATTATTAGCTACTTCTGCGGCACTTGTATTTGGAGCAATCCATTGATCAGCTGGATTTTCAGCTGGTCTTTTATTATCTAATATAACCCAATCTGTTCCTGCTGCATCATATTGCTTTATCATAAGAAAAGCTGGTCTAAATCCTGTATAAACAAATGTACCATCAACATTTCCATTTCCTGTGTATGAGCCAAACTTGCTGAAGCCTTGTTTTTCACTAAATATATAAGCAATTAAATCTTCACCATTTTTATTAGTTATATCATCACTTCCTATAGTAAAATTAACTGTATCTGGAACTGTATCATTCCAGATTGTATTGTCATCTGCTGTTGCATCTGTTCCATTTAAGTGTAAATGATCTGTTTCTGGTGCTGCTGTATTTTTATGGTGATATACTACCCATTCTTCAGCATTGTTCATATTTTTTAGAATCATTAATAAGGGTACAGCATTTAAACCATGTGGAACTTTCGCACCAGCAGTTTCATTTCCATGATACCTTACTATACTAAAACCTGATGTTTGATTAAATGAATAGCCTATTGGTGTTATTGTTGAGCCAGTTGTAGTTATTCCTGATGTTGTTCCAGCTTTCCAGCACCAAGCTACATAGGTTTGAGAACTTTGATTGGCTCCAGAATTTGTACCCATAGTAAAGCCATCGCTGTCAAAGGATTTTAAACTTTCAGCTTGTGTATCTTCAAGATCAGTAACATTTGGCCAAAGTCTTTTTGTTGCTCCTCTAACACTATCGGAAATTGTGTGATAATCAGTTGATGCTCTTTCTTTCCACCAAACCATGTCTGGTTGCATATCTGTATCTCCATCTAAAGTAATAGCATGAGAACTTCCTGTTCCTGTATATAACTGAACCTGAAAATGTGCTTCTGGATCGTCTATTGTTGTATAAGCTGCCATTTAACCTCCATCACTTCCTAAATTTTTTGTGCATAATGCAAGGTAGCCACTAGGAGGTGCGTATTCAAAAGCACCATATCCATTTTCATCTGCCACAGATGACGAATTAGCATAAGGTGGATTACCAAAATTATATTCTGCTGTTGCTCCAATAGACGCAAAAGGCATAACTAAAGTGCTTGAAGAAACTAAATCATAATTACTTACTATAGCACTTCCATTATCATAAATTGTTATTTGTCCATAACTTCCAGCATCCATATCTAAAGCAATACCTAATATATCTCCATCATCTAAAGTTCCATAATCAGCAGTTGTAGCTGTTCCATCATTCTTCATTTCTCCACCATCACTATTAAAAAAAACTGTTGTTCCTGTTGTATTTTGTGGATTTTGTGATCCTTCATTAACATTTTCTTGTTGAACACCATGATGATGATTAGCCATAGTTCCAGTTAATTTAACTTCCCAATACCATTTACCTGTTGAAACACCTATAGTTGCTTTAGCACCAGTCCAAGCAGAACCTGAAATTTTTAAATTTCCTTCAGAAAATGTAGGATCGGAATAAGCATTGTATAAAGGATTCATTGTTGCAAAATTATTAGTCGGTGTATCTGTAGCTTGATCTGTTGCGGCTATATTAGTTTCTGTAAAATCATTTCCATTTCCACTTTCATCATCGCCTAAATCTCCACTATCTTCGAAATCTAAATAATAAGAATTATTACCAAATGTTAATCCTGATACATCTTTTGGTTTCCAAATTGTCGGACTATCACTATCAAATTCTCCAAATTCTGTTGGAGCAACTGATTGTCCATCTAAATAAACTACTTCTGCTACATAACCACCAAAATATTCAGCTGTGCCTACAGCTCCTATTACATGTTCAACACCTGAACCAATTCCCCAAGGCATTTCTCCATTTTGTGCTAGATAAGTTGCTTCTGAAAAGCTGGTCTCCTGAACTCCATTGATATAAATTCTAAGTCGGTTCGTATCTGTACTCTGTGTTGTATCAACCCTTACACAGAAATGATACCATGCGGATATATCTCTAAATTTTCTATTTGTCACTATGCTAGATGTTCCTGAACCATTTGTTCTATGAGTGTACCATTCAAAAGCATCATTACTTCCAAATCTAATTGCATCAGTTTGTTTTCCATCTGAACTTCTAAAAGCCGAAACAACATCTTGTGTTGCACCTAATTTTGATCTTTTAACCCAAGCTGATACTGTAAATGTTGTTCTACTATTAGCATCAGAACCAAATGTCTTACCTAGTTTTGCACTATCACCTATATTAAACCTACATGAGTTGGCTACACTATATGCTGTATCCGCTGCTGAATTTGCTCCACCTATAAGAAAAGCCATATTAAATCTCCAATATTGGAAACTCGCCTAATGGTCTTTCCATAACAGGATTTTCTTCTGTGCCTGTATTAACATATTCGTAAAGAGTTGCTAAAGCATCTACATCACTTGCATTGTCAATAGCAGTTTCCATTTCGTTTGACTTAGTTCTTACATCTGCTCTAAAAGTTGATACTGCACTTGGAACATTATATTCTGCTACATCAGTTGCTTTAATAACATACCAATCTGTCGGTGTTAATAATCCACTTGCTTGTTGTTTTATAATTTCTTTTTTTTGAGATTTTAAACCTTTTGTAACTACTTGATTTCCTTTTTCATCTAATAAAGGTTCTCCAGCTTCATCAACTTCATTTCTATCTTCTAATAGTTTTGCAGTTGCAGTTCCATAACTTGCTATAACTTTTCCATCTGCAAAGTTAAAAGATTGATTTGTATTAATGTAAAAATTCTCATCACGCTTATTGCTATTGTTAAATTCTACTTCATAAATTCCAATGGCTTCTTTTTCAGCAGCTGACCATAAGTTAAATATATTTTGTGGATATTGAACATCTCCAATGGTAATCCCACGCTTACCACTTATTGTTTTTGTTATCGATCCGTCTGTTACTAGTGCATACATAATATTATTAACTTAGCGTTAATGCTAAATTTCTCCCTACTTCTAACCATTTACTTCCATTGTACCTGAACGTAAACATATCCCCCTTAGCGGCAGTTGTTGTAGCCGTTGGGGCTGTATCCGAAGCAAATTCGAATACTCCATTCCATGCAATCGTTCTTGATCCAGTTCCGTCTTGAATACAAACAATAGAAATATATTGTCCTGTTGTTGGATTTGTTGGTATATCAAAGGTTACATTAGCTGTTAAAGTTACTTTTGCAACTGGAGATGCTCTTACATCCCAGTCTTGAGTAGCGTCAAATGTTAATGTATCTTCTTCTAAATATACACCACCTGTTATTTTTGTTAAATTATTTGAATCTGCTGATAATACTTTTGAAGCTGCACTTGTACCAAGAGTTGCAAGATCGCTATAGTTAAGTTCTGCTGCTGTAGCTGTTACGTTAGTTCCAGCAAGTGAAAAAGTTCCACTGATGTCACAAGTGCCATTAATATCTATTGCAGTCGCTGTTAAATCTATTTCACCGCCACCTGCAATACTTAATGTAGATCCATCAGAAGAAATATGTTCACCACCAGCTGCATCGTATAGATATAATTTAGCTGCACCTCCTAAGACTAAATCATCTGTTGATGTGTCCCATAACATAAAAGCACTTGCTGTATCTCCAAAAAACTTTATATCGTATCCCTGATCATCTGCACCAACTGTAAGTGTTGCATCTAATTGAACTGCACCATCAATATCAACAGCATCTAAATTTGTTGTTCCGTCTATATCTGCATTTCCAGATATATCTAAAGTAGTTGCATCTAATTCTCCTGCAACTGTTAATACACCATCTGCAAGTGTCATTAGATCCGTATCACTTGTATGTCCAATTGTAGCACCGTTAGTAATAACATTATCAACTGTTAAAGTTGTAAGTGTACCTAAACTTGTTACATTTGCTTGTGCTGCTGTAGATAAAGTACCTACAAAAGCAGTCGATGTAATTGAAGTTGCTCCTGTAACTACTCCTGCATCTACACTAATTGTACCATCTAATAAAATTGCTGAACCAGCAGCAGGTTCAATATTTATTGCTGCTCCTGAATCTAAAGTTAATACA